AAGGATATATCACTTTTTAAACCAAGCTGGAAGTCCTAAATGAGGCCTACGATCGTTTATATTTTGCTCTGCGTTTTTAGAACTTTGGTCGTTATAGTGTAAAAATACTTGACAACAATCATTGCCTTGAAATTCTTCTCTCCAGTGCTCTAGTTCCATACCTCTGTAAACCAACATATCTCCAGGTGTTAAGTTGACTCTAACACCTTTGTTATTACTAGACACAGTTATCTTCTTACCATCAGGCACACCTACGTTCTTTTTAGGTTCTAAATATATAGGCCACGGATCACCACCAAGATTTAATGTTGTAGATATTTCACAACTAAATCTATCTTTATGTCTTTTTAAAACATCACCAGGTTTATATATTCTTGCATAAGAATATGTAGGGTTTAATTTTAATCCTGTTTTTTTCTCCATGATAGGTTGAGTTCTTAATAATAAAGTTTCCATGGCTATATCTGCATAATGAGAATATGTATTTGGAACTTGTTGATCCGTCCAAGTGCCAAACTCATGTGTAAACTCAGAAATGTATTTGTAATCAAATAAAGTTCTTGCAACTTGTCTTTTCATTAAAAAATAATTGTAAACAAAATTAGCTATGTCTTTTGGCACTGCCTCTTTAATTACACAATATTTATTTTTTTTAAAACTCATTTTATACTCCTTTCTTTCGATATTGCTGTTTCAACAACTTTAATATTAAAATGTATAAATCTAAATGGTTCTAAAGCTGGATCTACCGCAAACTCGTGAGGGACATAACCTGGGAATATAATCATCGTTCCTGGTTTTGGTCTATAATGAACTTGGTTGGTTCCCATCGTAATTTTTCCCTGATCTTTCAAAGGTAACTTTGTCATCTCTGCTCCAGGTCTTGGTTCGTGAAAAATAGGGTAAGATGTCTTTTCACTGCATTTTAAAAAATAAAATCCAGAGACATGTTGATTCCAATGTTGATGTGTGGAGTGGTGACCACCACCTTTTTCACTAAATTCTTGTACCCAAAATTCTGTAAAATGTAGGCTGTGATTTTTTAAATCAAAACCTTGCCAGTCTAAAAACTCATAAGATCTCTGCCCTACAAATTGAACTAAATCTTTAACTTTAGGGTCTTGTGAAAAACTTTCACTGTGTTTAGACAAACCAAACGTACCTATATCTTTTTTCCATTGTGGTTCGTTTTTTAATTTATCCTTAAGCATTTTATCAGCTTTTTTAATATATTTATCTGTTACTTTAATTGCATTTTTAAGAAACATGGGTGCCTCTGCAACCCATATTGGTGTTTGAAAATAAAATGCAGATTTAAAATCTACGTGTCCTTTTGGTTTTTGTAGTTTATTACTTCCACCTTGCTCCATATTATTTAAACGGATAGCCTAAGTTCCATATGACTAGACTATTCCTTTCTCCTTTTGTTACTGGTTTGACTCGATGCCATACAAAAGATGGGAACACAACCAACGAGCCTTTTGGTAATATTTCTGTACATGCTATAATATTAGGTTTTTTATCAGGATCTTTATTCCTGAAATCAAACTCTAATTCACCACCTTCATATTCTTTTGGATCTGTAAGGGTTACCGTTACAGATAATTTTCTTATCTTTCCTTTTGTTGGACCCTCTTCTATGTAGGGCTTATCCCAACTGTCAGCATGCCAATCGTAATATTGACCTTTTTTATATATTGTAAATTGACAAGATTCTGAATGATCCCAATCAAAATTCCAACCCGCGTTTTCATTTGCCATTTTAACGTAAGGTTGGATTTCTTTATATATCCATCTATCATTCATCCAAACAATATTAGAATCTCTTTTCTTTTGTAAATTTTTTATTTCATCTTTATTAAGGGGGTTTTTACTTAAATCTCTATCTCTACCAAAACCACCTGTTATAGCCATGATTTCTCTTTTCTTTTCTGCTCTACCATATTGAACAATAAGATCACATATTCTCTCTGGGATAGCTGATTTAAAATACCAGTAATAATTAGACAAATTCATATGTTATTATTAATATTGTAGTAAGTTTATTTTTATTAGGTGCTTTAAAAAAGTATCTTAATGTTGAAGGAAAAATATAAAAATTATTACTTTTTAAAGGTATATGCCAAGTTCTTCCTTTTTTCCTGTTATCGTCATATTCTATAACCAACTCACCTTCACCCTCAATGTCAACACCATACACACAAGTATAATCAGGAGCGTGTCTTAAATCTACAGGATCTACATTATTTTTATTAAGTGAATTTTCCTTGCTGTTAAGGATATTTGCAAACTTTGATTTTAAAATTAAAGTTTTTTCACATTCGACTTTAAAATGATCTCTTATATAATCAAGTAACCACTGTAATTTTTTTGAATAGGGAACTTTATAATCGTTATAAGAATAATCGAGTGGATTATTACTTATTCTATCGCCACTAGCATAAGAACTAAGAATGTCGTTTTTAATTTTATCTTGATCGATTTCAAAACCTTTTGGAGTTTTAACGTCTCCATAAACTAGACTAGTCTCTGACAGCACCACCTTCTGCATAAATTATCTTTCTACTTTATTCCAACTCCCGTTAGATTCATCCCAATCATATCTATGGGTAGTTTGTTCATCAACTGTTAACTCAGGTGCATCACCTATTGGTGACTGCCATCTTGCTTCTTCCTTATTAAGAACCCAACTAGCATAAGGTTTTTTATTTAAAAACAAATCATTGTCCTCATCATAAATCATACCTATACCAGCATAATTACCTCTTAACGCTTTAGTATTATCTCCAGATGAGTGTGTATTATTTCTAGTATTATAAGATGTCTGTTTCCAAAGAGGCCAGCCATGAATTCTTTCTAAATACTGTCTGCCTATCTCTTCTTCTTGAATACCGTCAGCGTTTTCTAAGTCTTTATTATCCACTACGTGGACTGCTATAACTTTACCGTTTATTCCTAGTTTTGCAAAATGTGCCATAATGTTTCTCCTTATATATTAATTTTAAATACCATTCAACTATTGAAATTTATACCTTATTATCACCACTCCTGATCCACCATTACCACCATCAGGGCCATTACTACCGCCGCCACCACCAAGATTATCCGTTCCATTTGCACCAGAGTTTCCGCCACCACCAGTTCCACCAGTTCCTGTTGTATTACTACTACTACACTGTCCATGTCCAGCACCACCTCCTGCTCTAGTGACCGGTGATCCAGTTATTGAATTTGCTGCTCCAGCTCCACCTGTTCCTGCTTTACCGTTTGGACTTGTTGGACCTGGTCCGCCTACAGCGCCTGCTCCACCGCCACCACCACCGCTAGTGTTACCTGAACCTATAAGAGTACCAGTTCCTCCATTATTACCTTGAGTTGGAGTTGCTGGATCTGATGTTGGGGGTGTATTTCCATTACCACCAGAACCGGTTTGATAACTACCTCCACCGCCTGATCCTCCGTTACCACATCCTGAAGGGGACGCACGCCCACCTCCACCACCTGCTGAAGTTATAGTTGAAAAAACTGTGTTAACACCAGTTGCGCCAGGAGCTCCACTACCTGGATTTCCAGAACCTCCACCACCTATCGATATTGGATAACTTTGAACTGAAACAGGTAATCCTCCAGTTGTCGGTGATGGGAAGTTTGATCTATGACCACCTGCACCGCCACCTCCAGCGCTACCAGCTCCACCACCTCCGCCGCCACCACCAGCCACTACTAAATATTCTACTGTATTTGAACCAGTAGGTTGCCCTGCATCTGAAACTACAAAATTTCCATCAGCGTTAAAAGTATGAATTTTAAAATCACCGCAAGTAGCGACAGTTCCACCAGTCGCTGCAATGTGTTCATTTCCTATAACTGTGTCGTCTGTTTGAATATTTAACCATCCCTTAGTTCCATCCACATAAACTAACGTTATTGAATCTCCTTTAGTATCTAAAGTTGCATCTAAACATAAACCTGCAATCTTTGATCCACCTCTACCTACTGTAACAGCCTTACAAGCAGCACAAAAAGTGTTTGCATAATCTTTAATTGAAACAATGTCACCAGCGGATGGACTTGAAGGTAGTGTAACTGTAACAGCTCCCCCTGATGTATTAACAAAATATCCTTTACCACTTTCAGCAGTAAGAGGAGATGTTTTAGCCGTTGTACACCAGTCCACCGTGCCCGTTCTACCGAACCCTGATTGTGTAGCACCTGGTGCTAAAGTTACAGCTGTGCAAGCGCCACCTAGTGTAAGTGTGCTTCCTGTTCTTTTTTGTATCTCGTTTACTTTAATTATACTCATTATTGAAATTTATACCTAAT